TCACAATCCCGAGTACATTCAAGCACTTCGGGATGATTTTATAGAAGAGCATCATGCTGAGCTCTATGATCACACAGCTACTTTGTGTCATACTCATCATTTGAAACTTCATTCAATTTACGGTAAAGATCCAGCACTGACTACAGCTACAAAGCAGATGCGTTGGGTAAAGATTCAAAGAGAAAAACATGGCTTGGTATAATCCTTTTAGTAAAAAACCTGTTGATGTCGAAGAGAAGTTGAATCCTGCTCAATATCTTGATGGTGGGAATGTAGAATCTACTAGAGAGCCTACCGTTTCTTATGAGCGCGCATACGAAGATCTAGAAATTGTAAATCGTGGCGTGAATATGATTGTAGATGATGTTGCTGAGATTCCTACTCTTGTACTACCCAATACTCAACGAGGTGTTGTAAAAGGTATAAAGAGAGCAAAAGTTGAGCTTCTTTTAAATAAAGAACCTAACCCTTTTCAAGATATTAACACTTTTCGCCGTAACTTAGTTACTGATTTTATACTTGATGGAAACATCTTTATTTATTTTGATGGTGCTCATATGTACCATCTACCGGCAGATAAAGTACAGATTTATGCTGATAAAGATACTTATGTAGAAAAGTATACTCTTAATGATACTACTTTTACTACTAATGAAATTATACATATTAAAGACAACTCCTTTCATTCTATTTACAGAGGAGTTCCTAGATTAAAACCTGCTATGCGTACAATGAACTTAATGGCCTCTATGAGAGCTTTTCAAGATAACTTCTTTAAGAATGGCGCAGTTCCAGGTTTAGTACTTAAGTCTCCGAACACATTGTCAGAGAAAATTAAAGAACGTATGATGGTATCTTGGCAAACTCGATACCGTCCAGATACTGGAGGTAAGCGCCCTCTTATATTAGATGGCGGATTAGAAGTTGATAATCTTACAAAAATAAATTTTAAAGAATTAGATTTTCAAAGTGCAATTACAGAAAATGAAAAGATCATTTTGAAAGCACTTGGAATCCCTCCAATTTTATTGGATTCAGGTAATAATGCAAATATTCGTCCTAATTTACGACTTTACTATTTGGAGACTATATTACCTATAGTTAGAAAAATTAATTTTGCAACTACTCGATACTTTGGTTTCGAGTGCAAAGAAGATATTACAAATATTCCTGCTTTACAACCAGAGCTACGTGATAGTGCAGCATTCTATACATCACTAGTAAATGGTGGTATTATTTCTCCAAACGAAGCTCGAGAAGCGTTAGGGTACGAAGCTAGAGAAGAAGCAGAAGATATACGAGTTCCTGCAAATATTGCAGGTTCTGCCGCTAACCCATCGGAAGGTGGTCGACCAGAGGAAACAACAGAAGAATGAGTCTAGGAAGAAGAATAAGATTAGCAAAAAATAATAATATACTAAAGCTGTCACGATTATTTATAAATCATAGTAAGATTTTAACAGAAGAAGAATACATAGAAGTATCTAGACTTTCAAAGCCGTTACAGATAGTTGAGTTAAGAAAGTTATTTGGCAGTTACGAAGCCATGTTAAAAGAGTTAGAATTAGGGCCTTTGGGTAAAGAAGTTATAGCTTTGAAGCCAAAACCTAAAAAGCCAAAAGCACCAGCTAAACCGAAAGTGGTAAAGCCTGCTAAAGCAAAGGAGAGTAAAGATGAATAAGTTGTTTAATCTTACATCCACATTTAAGTCTCATGAAGCAGACGATGGATCTGTAATGATACGAGGAATGGCTAGTACAGCTGACTTTGATCGCGCGGGTGATTCCATTTCAGCAGAAGCCTGGACTAAAGGTGGATTATCAAATTTTGAAAAAAATCCAATTATCTTGTTTAATCATGATTATGACAAGCCAATTGGTAGAGCTACGGGGTTGAAAGCTGGTCCTGATGGCTTGGAACTGGAATGTAAAATTAGTAAGGCTGCGCCTGCTAATGTTGCACAATTAGTTAAAGACGGTGTTCTTGGAGCCTTTTCTGTTGGTTTTCGAGTCAAGGACGCTGATTACTTAAAGGAAACCGACGGACTAATGATTAAGGACGCTGAGTTGTTTGAGGTATCGGTAGTATCTGTACCATGCAATCAGTCAGCTACTTTTTCGCTCGCGAAGTCATTTGACTCTGATGAAGAGTATAATGAATTCAAAAAAACTTTCACAAATCGTGTAGATCTAGCCGGTCAGTCTCTGGCTAAAGACGAAGTTAATACTTCTAGCGTAGCTAGTGACACACCGAAAAGCGCGGAGAAATCCGCAGATCAGGAGATCAAGATGGATAATCAAAACATCGACTTGGAAGCTTTTGCAAAGAAAGTAGCAGAAGACACTGCCGCTAAGATTGCTATGAAGCAAGCCGAGCAAAAAGCAGCTGACGAAGCCACCGCTAAAGCAGCTCAAGAAGCAGAAGAAGCGAAAGCTTTAGAAGCACAATCAATTAAAACAGTTATCAACTCTGGTGTAGAATCAGGTGTTGAAAAACTTATGGCAGACGTTGAAACAAAAATGTCTGAAAAAGACGCAAACCTTGAAGAAGTAATGGGCACTTTCCGTGCAGAACTTGAAGAGAAGAAAGCTGAAATTGAAGCAATGCAATCAAGCAAAAAATCTTTCTCTGATCGTGGTTCAGACCTTTCTTCTTTTGGTAAAGACTTCCTTAAAGCTCACGTACTAGGTAAAATTACTGGTAAAGGCTTAGACGGTACTGCATATGGCCAGTCTGTATTAAAAGACGCTTCAACGTCTTATACTGCTAACAACCCAGTGCAGGCTCAGCCAATTGATACTTTAATTTCACAAACCTTTAACGAAGAAGTACGTCTTCAGCAACAAGTAGCTGGCCTTTTCCAAGAGTTAGCAGTAAACTCAGGAGCAACCATTCTACCTGTAATTGGTGACACTAACTTTGCAACTTTTAATAATGGTGGTGTTTCTGCTACTGCTAACAACCTAAGTGCAAAAGATGCAGCTGCTAACAGCGACTTCCCAATCACTTCAGTAACTGCATACGCAGAGCGTCTAGTCTCTGGTACTTTCCTACCTTCAGATACTGACGAGCAAGTGGTTCTTAGTATCATTCCAATGTTGACAGCAGCTCTAGCACGTTCTCATGCACGCGCAGTTGATAATATGTGTCTATTTGGGTATGGATCTAACAAAGGTCTAGTTGGTACTAATGGTGCTGCTACTGGTTCTGCTCAAGGTTACGCAGCTGTTTCTACAGCCGCCGCAGGCAGTATTGGTACAGTAGCAGGTAATGATGCAGCACTTTCAGCTGAAAACCTTCTTCACGCACGTTCGAAGATGGGCAGCTATGGTGTTAACCCTGCCGACGTTGCTTACATTGTAGGTGTTGAGCAGTATCATAACCTAATGAAAGCAGACGCTACTAGTGGCTTTGGCTTCACTGATGTATCAGAAGTTGGTACTGAATCAGCAGCTAAGTTAACTGGTCAAGTGGGTTCTGTATTCGGTTCACCTGTAATTGTTAGCGACTTGCTACAAGGTCAGGACACTAACCAAGCAGCTAACGGTGTAATCTTGGAAACTGCAGCTATTGCTGTTAACCGTAACTCTTTCGTAATTCCACGTCTACGTGGTGTGTCTATTGAGACAGATTACGAAGTTGCGAATCAGCGCACTGCACTTGTTGCTTCTCAATCTCTTGGCTTTGTTCAAACGGTTGGTAGCACAGACGCAGCTTGCAGAATTCGATACACTGAATCAACTGCTGGCGAATAATAGTAATACTTTTACTTTTAAACTTCGGGGAGGTTCGCCTCCCCCAAGTTTTTACTAATGGACTTATAGAATTATGGCAGATTTAATAACACTATCTAGATATAAAATAGCAGAAGGAATTCAGTCTACGAAAGACGATTCTAAGATAGAGTCTATTATTACCCGTGTGAGTCAATTAGTAAGAACTTATTGTGCAAATGGTATAACTACCTATTATAATACAGCTTCAGGAGATGCTTTTAACAATAAAAAGTTAGAAACTCTTAGTATTAATTGGGCTTCAAATATTGTACAATTAACAGAAAGTCCTATTGTTACAGTACACTCAGTTGTAGAGAGAGAAGACTTATCAAGTAGCTATACTACTCTTGTAGAAAACACTGACTATTATGTAGATTACTCTACAGATAGTATTTATAGAGTATCTTCAAGCGGAGCATCTAGAAACTGGGCAAATGGTCCCGGTGCTGTAAAAGTTGAGTATAATGCAGGATACCAATTTTGTCCTGCCGATTTAGAGTTAGCAGTAATTGATTTAATTACTTATTATGTAAAAGACGAGCACAAAGCACGTCAAACCATTGCGGGTGCGAGCATACAGAATCAAAGCTCTTCAAGTCAGAGAAACAACGTAGCGTTTCCTGACCATATTAAAAGAGTACTAGATCTTTATAAGAACTTCTAATGAGCAAGCAGTCTTTTGAAAGAGCATTTCAAAAACCTCTACTTAGAAAGTTAGATGCAGAAGCACGTAAAGCAGTAACAAGACAGAGAGGACAGTTACTAGTCTTAGCAGATACAAAAGATTTAGAAGCAGTAATACTAGCCACTACGGGAACAAAACCTAAAGCCTCTCAATTAAAGAAAGCTTTAGAACTAGCAAAGAAACACGCTAGAAAGTTACAGTCAAACTTTAAAACTCGAAACAAAAGAAGATATAATGCGATAGTTGCCAAGTTGCCAGAAATAAGACTATCCCATACACTTAACGAAGATATGTTTATAGTAAGTAGTTTTTCAAGATCTATTACTACTATTAAAAATACAATGTTAAAAACTTTAGTAGCAGAAGGTGCAATTACATCAGAACAGTCTAAAGATGTATCGAAAAATCTACATAAAGGACATGGTTCGAGCGGTAATGCAGTTTCTCAAGTTCAAATTGCTTCTTCAGTTTCTGCACTAGACGCACCAACTAAAAAGCTACTTTTGTACAACTTAGAAGGTGCTTTTAGGTCGGGAGATTTAGACAAAATTTCTCACAGAGAAATAAAAAGACTTATTACTGACGGAGATCAAATAGTAACAAAGAAAGGCAAACTTACTGCAAACTATGTCTCTGTTATTGCTTTTCAAGAAGGCTCTGAAAATATAAAAGATTCAGCAGAGGAAAAAGCAGTAAAAGCAGTTTTTAGAAAATTTATTGGAGATCTTACACCGGAACTGTTAAACATGCAAGGTTCTTCAACTTTAAAAGAAAAATCTGCGGCACTAGTTGTGAATAAATTTAAAGGTAAAAAAAATGCAAAAGTTAAATCTAAGCCTGTTAAAATGCACACTAGAACAAAAGTTAGTAGTAAGGGTGCTGTTTCAAAAGCATCAGTAGCTTTAAGTGCGAAAAAATTAAAAACAGCAAAAAAGAAAGAAAGGGCAAAGAGTTCAGCAGCTTCTCAACCTTTGCAGCTTTTAGGATTACTTAATCAGAAACTTCCTGAAACTGTAAGAAAAAATATGAAAGAGCCTTCTCTTGTTAATAGAAGTGGAAGATTTTCAGAAAGTGTAAAAGTAACAGAGATTGCTCAAACCCCTAAAGGTTTCCCAAGTATAGGATATACTTATCAAAGAAACCCTTATCAAGTGTTTGAAGAAGGTAGTAGCGGTGAGTGGTCAAACGGGGATAGAGATCCACGAGATTTAATAGACAAATCTATTCGAGAAATAGCAGCACAGTTTGCGATTGGTAGATTCTATACGAGGAGAGTATAATGAGCAGAGCATACACGACAAGACGTTTAGGCATTGTAGAAGCTCTTGTAGAAAAACTTCAAGGTATAAATGGTACAGGCGCATTTCTGACCGATGTAGCAGGAAATGTATCCCCCCGACTAAAATTTTGGGATGAAGTGGAGGAATTTCCTGCACTTCATCTAAATGCCGGTTCTGAGACTCGAGAGTATCAAACAGGCGGATATAAAGACAGATTTCTATCTATAACTGTGAGATGCTATGTACAAGAGGAAGACTCAGTACTAGCATTAGATGAGTTACTAGAAGATGTAGAAACTGTATTAGAAGATAACTCTCGATTACCGTATAAGGATCGTACAGGTACGACCCAATATACTCAACAAATCACTATCGTCAGTGTAGATACTGATGAAGGTGTACTAGAGCCTTTAGGAGTAGGAGAACTACTTATAGAGGTTCGATACTAGAAAATACAGGCACGAACAAAAGTTCACGTCCTTGTCTTTTCAAGAAATCATAGGAGAAATACTATGGCAGATAATATGTTTTTTAGTAGAGATACGAAAGTCTATGTTGCCCCCTTGGCTGCAAATGGATCAGAACAGGCAATTTTTGAGATTCCTGTACTTGATGGATTTTCGTTTTCTCAAGCAACAAATAGTTCAGAGATTACTTTGAACGAAATGGCGGACACGAGTAACGATAGTCGTCGTGGTCGTAAAATGTTCAACGACTCACTTGCTCCGGCAGAGTGGAGTTTTTCTAGTTATGCCAGACCTTTTGGCTCTGCGGGTGGTGGCACAACTGGTGACGCTTCAGGTATTAGCGGCGACCAACATGCTGTAGAAGAAGTACTTTGGGCCATGACAGTAGGAGATGCCGCATATACTACAGGTGCATCTACTGGCGGTGTATCGGGTATTGATGGTATTGTAGCAGGCAATAGTGGTGCTGCAAATAGAATTGGTACTTCTGATTTTTCAACAGTTGCTCTTGTTACTACTACTAATGGTAGTGGTAGTGGTGCACTCCTCAAAGTTTCTTATACTGCTTCTAGTGGTGCTTTAACCCTGGTTTTAGATACTGAAACAGGTTCTGGTTATGAAGATGATGACGAACTTTATGTAACAAAAGAAGCAGTATTTGCAGCTTGTAATGCAGCTTTTGTGGATGCAGGTTCAAACGGTACTAATACTTTGTTACAGTCACACCTTTCAGCCGATTATAAAGCTATTGTAAATCTAGTAGGTACTACTGCTAACAGAAATACTTTTACTGGATTTACCAGAACCGGTACTAATCTTCAAATTGGTTTTGGTTCTTCAAACAAAACTACTTTGGGTACTGCAAATATCTACTTTGAATTAGGTGCTGCAGGGGAGTCTCAGGAAATTTATAGAATTGCAAAATGTTGTGTAAATGAAGTAGGTGTTGATTTTGATATTGATGGCATCACTACTCTTAACTGGTCTGGTATGGGCACAGAAATCACAGAAGTATCGGCAATACCTAGCAAAGCTAATGCAGTTGATGAGGGAACTGGTGCTACTAGCAACTTTATTCGCAACCGTTTAACTCAGTTAGTAGCTTCAAATGGAAGTGGTGTTACTCAAGACTTAACTTTGACCGGAGGTACTATTACTATTTCTAATAATATGACTTATCTAACTCCAGAAACTTTGGGTCTTGTAAATACTCCATTAGGTCATGTAACAGGTACTCGTTCCGTCTCTGGTTCCTTTACCTGCTATTTATCTAATGCTACTAATAGCAGCATGGCATTGTTCAAAGCATTGGTAGAAGATAAAGCTACTATTACACATGATTTTGATCTTGAATTTAAAGTGGGCGGAACCGCAGTTCCTAACATGAAATTTGACATGCCAAGCTGTCACTTAGAAATACCTACTCATTCTATTGATGATGTAATTTCTTTGGAAGTAAACTTTCACGCACTGGGAACTGACATTGCTAGTACAAACGAGTTAGTTATTACTTATGAAGGTCCAGATCTATAGTAGAGTAAGATAACAAAAAATAATTCTTGACATTTATGGTCTCTTAGACTATAATATGGAGATAGAAAAAGTTAAGAAGGGGTCTTTTTTGGACCCCTTTTTATTATCCGGAGAATCATGGCTACTTACAATTTCAAAAAACAAGCAGAAGTCTACCTCGTATTTGCAGGTTCAAGGTATAGGCTAGATGTAACTGAAGATTTAAGTTTTAGCCAGACTTTTACTGATAGTACTTATGCTCAAAAAACTATTCACGAACAACATAAGATGCATGAGACTTCTAATATCAAAAAGGCAAACCCTGCCAATTTTGAATTTACAGTGCCGGCTCTTACAGAAAGTGACTTAGATGTGGTTTTTAATCTTTTAGTAGATTATAAGTCGGGTACAAATACATTAAATACTTTTGATTTGTACATAAAACTGCCAAACGATGTTTATAAACTAGAAACTTGTGTTATAACAAATGGGACATTCATAATTGAGAAATTAGAGAATCTCAGGTTATCAATACAAGGTCAAGCATCAAAACTGACACGAGGAGCAACACTGCCAACAAGCGGTATAGTTAATCGTTCTGCTAGTCGCACACATCAGCGTGTAGACTATTTGTCGGTAAGTATCGACTCTACTGCTCTTACAGAAGGTTTATACAAATGTTCTGTAGAGTTACAAAATGAGATAGAGTGGACACCTTATCTGACTGTCAATGATGCATTGAGTGTTACAAATGCTACAACCTCAATGTACCCCTCTAATTTCACACTGAAGAAAAGAATTCTTTCAGGCTCCGTTGGCCAGTATGTACAAAGTAATTTTAACTCTGATACTCAACAATGGAAAACTGGAGTTCCAATCGTAATTAAGGCAGGAGAAAGCGCAACAGTAGGATTTCAATTTGATTTAACAAATTGTACTTTTACAAATAGAAATAATGTTGACGACGTTTTCACACAGTCATATGATTGGAAAATGAATGACAACCCTACCGATCTTGGTAGTAAAATTAAATTTAATAACATATAAGGAATAACGATGGATTTAAAACAATTAATGGTCGATACCAAAGCAGTTTGGCTCGACTTTCCGGGATTAAGTGGTTTTGAAGTAGAAGTAGTAAACCTTTCCCGAAAAGAACTTACCGGTTTACGTAAAAAATGCACTACCACAAAGTTTGATAGAAAAACTCGTCAAGCTGTTGAAGAACTAGACGAAGATAAGTTTGTATCTGAATTTGCAAAATCAGTAATTAAAAGTTGGAAAGGTCTAAGCCTAGAACATCTCGAAACTCTACTACTGGTAGACATAGGCGAAAAAGATCCACAAAGTGAGTTAGAGTACTCCGCAGAAAATGCCGAAACTCTTGTTTCATCTTCAACTGAATTTGATACATGGCTCAATGAGGTAGTCTTTGATTTAGATAACTTTCGTACAGGAGCAACACGACCATCTCCTAAGCCAGTTAGAAAAGTACTTCAAAAATAGTGAATCAAAAATGACGCAAGAGCGTTATTTAAAAATGTGTGAACAACTTGGGAAAGAGCCTGATCCAGAGGAAATGCCTCCAGATATTAATGACTTTCCCGAAATAGTAATACTAGCTCTTAACACTTTTTCATGTTTAGGGGATAGGATATATCCAGACATAGGGTATATGGGTAAAGACTTTACAAATTTACCTCTTTATATCGAGTTGTACGGAATAACAAATGTAGAATTATTTTTAGAGATTCTAACCTATTTAGAATCAAGAGCTATTAAATCTTCCTCTGAGTCACTAAAACGAGAAAGGGAGAAGCTAAAGAGAAAGAAATAGTGTCAGACACAATAACAGTCAAGTTTAAAGTCATGGAGGATGGCAGCTTAAAGGCTATTAGTCAACAAGCTGATAAAGCCGCTGCAAGTGTTGATAAAGTTGGCAAAAGTGCTAGAACGACAGACCGCAACCTGAAAGGTGCGGCGAACATGACGTCGAATACTACAAAATCTTTCTCTAAAATGTCACAAGGTATCACAGGCGGGTTAGTACCTGCCTATGCTACTCTCGCCGCAAACGTCTTTGCTGTAACTGCCCTGTTTAACTTCTTTAAACGCGCCGCAGACGTAAAAATTCTGGAACAAGGTCAGATTTCTTACGGAAAGAATACTGGTTTAGCTCTTCAAACTGTTACTCGCGGTCTGCGAGAAGCAGCCGGAGGTATGCTTGGTTTCAGAGAAGCAGCTGAAGCTGCAGCCATTGGTGTTGCCAAAGGATTCTCTCCCAAACAACTAAACGACTTAGCAGAAGGCGCAAGAAAGGCTTCTGCGGCATTGGGCCGTAACTTTGAAGATTCTTTTGATCGATTAATTCGTGGTGCTTCAAAAGCAGAACCTGAACTACTTGATGAATTGGGCATTACTCTACGCCTAGAAACAGCTACTAAGAAATATGGTGAAGCAATCGGCAAAAATGCAAAAGAGTTGACTGCATTTGAAAGATCACAAGCGGTATTGATTGAGACTCAAAGACAGTTAAATGATATGTACAGCGATGTTGATGCTGTTTCTAATCCTTTCGTACAACTCTCAAAAACATTCGATGATATAGTTAAAGCAGGAACACA